CATCATTTTTATTTACCTCCAATCTAAATCCGCGATCGTCAACCAAGTTACTTAAAAGGTAGGAAGTTCCAGAACTTACACAACCACAAATAAAAAAATTGACGACACCTAACTCAAATATAAATAGTTCCGTAAATGGGTTTATTATACATAAAAAGACACCTACCCAGAACCCAATGCACATTGGACAATGAAAGAAGGTGCTTTGAGGTCTTATTCCATCAAAGATTTTGCCGTAAACTAAAATCTGGGTTAGACCATAAGATGTTAGAATGAACCAAATCAAGTTCATTAAAACACCCTGAAGGCTCCCCTTCCCCACCAATAGGGGGCGTCGGGAGGAATAGAGCCTTTCTTCGGTTCTTGTGGGACTTTTCCAAGGGGAGTTGTCTCGTCAGCGGGGGGTTCAGTAACGCTGTCTTCCCACTTGTCTTCATAGGCGATCTGGAAGGCAAGATGGGGTCGTTCTTCTAGCATATATTCGTTGATGTAAAATAAAACATAGTTCTCGGGATTGACACCATTGTAAGGATTTTCTGTTTCATAAAGGGCTTCCATGGAGGCATACACATTTCCCCCCTGAATATTGTCCTCGGAGACAACCCCCTTGTTTCTTAAAAATCTAAAAAAACTATTTTGCATTTCATAAACTTCATCACTATTAATATTTTCTTTTGCTAGTGTGAGGATTTTAGAATTCTGAGGCATAATAACAATGTCCATCATAGGGTGATCTTTCACAAGAACATTCCCATCCAAAGTACGAATAGCATTCAAATCCAACTGGACTGTCTTAGCTTCTTCTTCCTTTCCTATTCGTATCTTAATAGCCATTATTTTTGTACCTCATTGGATAATTCCTGAATTTTTAAAATATCAACAATCATTTCTTTGTCGACGGGTCGCTCTTTCATTTCATTGAGCCTGAAAATAACTTTTTCTGTTTTTTCTTTCATATGTTGGTCTTCTTGGATTTCAGAAAGATTGAGAGATTCCGTGATATTGGTTTTTAATCTTTGGATTTCCTCATTAAGAAAAATTTTAAACTGAGTGCTGGTATTAAAATCTGCAAATACGAAATGTGAAATTAGCGTTTTTTGCTCACTCAGTAGACTGAAATATTCTTTATTAAAGTTCCCAGTGAATGTTTTGAATACCAAGTTTGATATTGGCTTCATTTCTTTTTCCTCTGCCTGGGAAGACATCTGTCTCACTAAACTATTTTCCAATAACATTTTTTTATTAATTTTAAAATCATCGTTAAAAATCTGGGCAATACTGGCAAGTGATTTATAGTTTGAAACAAAGTTGCTATAAACATCTTTGGAGAGAGATTTATTGATTTTGGAGATAAGAGCACTTTGCTCTTCAAAAAGTTTATTTTTATTTATTGAGTTTCTATGAACTTCTTTTGCCTCGGAAAGAATCCTTTCGGCAAGATCTTCTTCAACTCCCCTTGTTTCCAACAGAGATTGATAAATCTTTAGTTCAGAGTAAAGTTGTGTCCCTTTCTTAAAATGTTCTTTGATGAGAGATAAAGCGATAGCTTTCCTTTCTGTATTATCTGATAGGCACGCTTTGGTGTATTCCCTGATCAGACTTTCATATAGAAAAGCTGTATTTCTTTTTTTATTATGTTTTTTTCTTTTATTCATTATCTTCCCTCTCTCCTAAACTCTCAACAAGATTTTGAATGTTCTGGTTCATTTCAAAGAGCTTTCTTTCCTCTAGATCATAATTAGTTTGGTCTTCATTGTATATTCCCTTTGACATGGTTTTTAAGCCAGAATATCCTTTAAACACATTTCTTGCAGTGTTTTTACCGGTCTCATCAGACCATTGAGATTTAAAATGACGGTTTCGTGCGCCCATATCTCTCTTGTCAGATGCCGGAGGTTTATAGATTGCCCCTTTCCACCCTGGTCTTGTATAACCATCATCTCGTTTTGCTGGTGCCTCCTCTGGTGGTGGAGTTAAAAGACCACCCTCTTCTTCGGGTGGTGGTTCTTCGGCGTCAAGACCCTCTTCTCCCCCCAAGCCAAATTCGTCCCCGCCTTCAAATCCAAGATCTTCACCACCCTCTTCTCCAACAATACCACCGGCTCCCCCAAACCCTGCTTCAGTGCCGCCTTCTGTGATGGCATCATAAAGAGATTGAAGTTTTCGATCGTGGAACATTTCTCGCTCTTGGTGAAGAATTTGTTCGTCAGACATACCAAAAACATTTTTATAAACCCACTGGTGCGAGAAGAATCCATCAGTTGCGTTTGTTGCTACATCGAATTTTGTTCTCCAATGTTCTAGCTCTTGTAGTTCAGCAATCTTTGATGGATTATTGAGAGAGAGGCTGAACTTAACGAGGTCGTCTCCTCGGAAACCAAGAGTATAAAGATGAATGATCCCAATCTTTTCAAGTTCAGCAACGACTGATCGTTGGAGTCTTTGAATTGTTCTAGCGAAACGAATATCTTTTTGTGCGAGGGTTGTTTTGTCTTCTGAGTCTCCCTCGGATGAAGCAAGGTATGACTGGGGGACTTTGAGGGCAGAGAAGAGTTTGTCTCTTAGATATTTAACATCATCGATGTCGCCCGTGTAAGTTCCACCAGGGAGGGTTTGGATTTTGGTTCCACTTTCCCCACCTCGCATTGGAATGTAGAAATCTTCATCAATGGACATCGGATTATATCGCAAATCTACACGCCCTGTATCTGGGTCGATGACCTGGTTACGCTTCATCTGAGCCATAACCTTCTGCATATACTGCTCGACGTCTTGAGGAGCAATAGACCCTACGTCAATATAAAATACTCGTCGTTCGGGAGAGCGGACGATACGATAAGCCATCATTGCGTCTTCGATGAGAACGAGTTGCCTCCAGATTCTGCGAGCAGGTTCCAGTGTTGATGTTCCATAAGGAGAATATTTATCATTTCCTAAAATACGGAAATGGGCAATCTGCCAGTTCTCGAATGTTAGTCCACCACTGTTCCACTGGAACTGGAGGTAGTTAGGGTTGCTTTGATCTTGCCCCTCCAATCTTTCAACCTCGGCAGATGGTAATCCAATAACGTTCTTCACACCGATGGCGTCGTCAACATCCAAATAGAGAAAGAAATCTCCAAACTTACACATTGTCCGACACCACCCAAAAAGATTAAAATCAATATTAAGGATGTTGTGATAGAGAACATCTAAAACGGATTTAATTTCTTGATTCGGACAATCAATTTTTAGAAGAGGTTTCAGATCAGAACAGGTGGTCATTTCATCAGCATAGATATCAAGGGCTGAAGCAATCTCGGGCATAAACTCCATCTGGTCAAAATCAATATACCGTTCGTTGCGATTCTGACTGTGCATATAATCTGATCCGATTGTCTCGAATGGATTATATTCAGATTTTTTAAACTGTAGACCAGAAGTTGAAGTAAACTTAAACTTATCCAACTGTTGACGCTTAAACCGCCTCTGGGTCTGCGTGCGGTAGTTAATGATTGGACCGGAAAATAATCGGGTCAATCTTCTATAAAGAGGTGAGTCTGGATTTCTAGTTTTTCTCTTATCAGCCATTTGTTTTATCCTTTGAAAAGCCAACTAAACTGTTGATATACTTTCTTCTGTTTTTCCATATCCTGTTTTTTATCATAACCAATCATGCCTGGGATCGTTGTGTTTAATGTTGTGCCTGATTTTGTCATACACTTGAGAAATGCTTCTTTATATTCCATATCTCTTTGAGAAGCCATAATCGCCGTGTCCCTAACCCAGCAAGCAATTGCCAAAGACATAATCAAATCATCATTGTAGCCCTTCTGTGCTTGGGGGCGACCGTGCATCCAAATAAAAGTTTTTATTTCATTTAGAAGTCGCTCAGAGTTAATAATAAGTAGTTCGTTGCGTATGAATTCTTCTAACTTTGCTATGATGAGGGGGCGTGTCTTCATAGAGGTTGTAAAGCCCAAAACTGCATTAGACATCGTTTCTGCCTGATATGCCTCAACAAAAGTATTTGCCCCCTTGATAGAATAATATAAGTTAGGATAGTCCATCTCCTTGAGTTTTGTTAGAACTGAGTATCCAATATTATTATTTTCCACGATCAAAAGACACTTTCCATATTGTGCTCCAACATCATGCAGAATAGAAGCAAAGAGATCGATATCCGGCTTTCCTTGATATTCAGCGACCTGTTCCATAGTT